GTCATATCTTAAACAGCAAGATTTCCATTCGTTATCCACATTTGTTTCTGGGTTATTAATAATCATATTTAAATATATAATAATATATATTTAAACTAAATGAATTGTTGTAAAGATTGTTATACTTCATTAAGAAAACGAGAGATTATATATATTGATGACAAATATATAATAATACCTATGATACTATATTTATGTAGTGATTGTTATGAGAAACATTACATATATAATAGAGATAGTAATAAAACGGCTACATTTTCAAATAAACATTTTATTGTTAAAGATAGATTATATTCAACATAATTATTTATTTATTATCTCTATATGCTTTTGTTCTTTTATCTGGATTTAATGCCCCTTTTGCTGCCATTTGTCTGCGTGTTCTATCGAGTTTATCTTGTTTATCTTGTTCTTTTTCTTCTTTGGTTTTATCTTTGTATAATTTAGTTGTATATTCTATGTTAGCTATTCTGGGTTGTGGTGTTTGTTTTAAAGTTCTATCAACTTTATATGCTATATCTAATTTTGGACCCTTTTTCGGTTTTATATCTGGATTTACAATTCTTGGTTTTTTAGAAGGTTTTTTGACACCATAAATTAATGGGTCAAATATTATATCTGGTTTATAACCACTATACCACAAATTTTTAATACCCGAATTCATAGCAGCACTTGTTTTTAAGCCCATAGAATGTTTCCATTTTCTTAAAGGTTTTACACTTGAACCCGATTTATAACCTCCACCCGTATAAATAGACATTATTTAATTTTAAAAACTAAACTTTTATATTATTTTAGTGTTGAAGGGAGTATTATATTTAAAAGTTATTATATAGTAAATTATATATATATATAAGGGGAAATCCACCTTCAAAAATAACATCCCCTCACTCCACTTTAAACATATAGCTGAATTAAATTTTTATTACGAGTTAATGTTGATTTAATCAGTAATTTTAAGTTTCTTGGTAAATCAAAGGTAGATAACTCTGTATCTAATTCATCTCGTAAGGCATTATAAGCATCATAAATATATTCTCGGTCTTCTTCGATTAATGCTTTTCTATCATATAAACTTGTTAGGTGTTTAATATCGTTATTAAAACCATTTATTAAATCCATTAAATAATTTACATCATCTGCCAAATCATCAACTTCATTCTGGACTGGTTCTGGTTCTGGTTCAACAATTTTAACAGATTTTTTTGATGGTTTTACTTTTTCTACTGCTTTAACTTCTTCAACTGGTTCTACTTTTTCTGGTTTTTCTTCAACTACTTCAACTGATTTAACTTGCTCTGGTTCAACTGGTTCTACTTGTTCTACAACTTGTGGTAAAACAACACTTTGGGTTTTAGGAGGTGAGATAGATGAAGACATATCCCGTAGCTCTTTAATAGAGAGAGAAGACAAAGCATTAATATCATAGGGAATTGAATTTGACCGATGATGTTTGACAATAGCATTTAAGTATTCAACTCGCTTCATATATTATATATATATTTAATATATATAAATTATTGTTTTATAGATTTTAAAATGTAGTTATAATAATTTAAGTCTCATCTATATTATATTTTTATATTATTTGTTATATTATAAGTGATATTATTTGTTATATTATTAATCGTTTGTAAATATTTTTGGTGTTGCTTTCTTTTCTCGTGCCTGCTTTTATTTGTTTTGTCAGTTTTGCCACCACAAGCACAATTAATTTTAGTTGCGAAGTTTTTGGCACTATGTATTTTATTATATAATTTGTATTCCTCCTCTGTTTGATAAGGATTATAACTATTTAATGATGGTTTTAATAAAATAATAGTTTCTTTTTCTTTTATTTTCAAAGCAATTTTATTTTCAAATTCTTTCTCTACCAATATTTCAAACTTCCAATTATCAAACCCTTTATTTTCTCTAATATATTGATATACTTTAAAATTATATTCTTTCCTTTTAGAATTATTACAAGCAGATTTATGTTTTTGTTTTCTATCATACATATCAAACGAACTACCAATATAAAATTCATTAATACCATCACAACACAATTTATACACATATCCAATTCTACTCATATTTTATTTTATTTAAATAAAATATTTTTATAAAATCATTTTTTATTATTTTTATAATACTAATTCAAAAGACTTGGTATTTCTTCTACAATTTAAATACAATTTGCCGTCCTCTTTTTTAAAGATAAAAGCATTCTCATTTTCGTGGGTTCTTTTACATATTAAACATTTAGATGGTTTAAGTCTTTTAAGGTGTAAAACTTCGTTTGAAGTATCTAATATTTGAAATGTATTAGCAAATTGTTTATCTAATATTTTTATAATATTATTTAAAAATTTTTCATCAACATTTAATATATTTTTAGAATATTTTTTATCAATTTTATTATCACATTTAATAGGAAAATATGGATTGCTTGTATAATGAATTAAGGTGCTATATAATATTCTTGTATTTTTATACCAAGTCTTTGTATCTATGCCTCTTAATTTTTCAATTTTTGTATTAATATAATCAAATTCATCATATTTAAATGTAATTAAATTATTATCAAAAATATATTTCTCTAAAAAAACTTTAGGACGATTAGCACCAGTTTTAGTTGAATTAATAATACGAAATTGTTGAATTGTATTATATACTGCTTTATCAATATAAGAATGATATTTAACATCAACAAATTCAAGGGTTTCATTATAAAATTGTCGTGCTTCATCATTATTTTGAACCCAATATTTATCAATAATTAAATGAAAACTTCTTTTGTCTTGCCCGTTAGAATTACAAACAACCAAATTATTTTCTAATGAAAAAGACATATTATATTTCTTAAACATACGAATAATACCATTAACTATATCATTCAAAATTCCTTTTGTTAATATTGTTAATTCTTCATCTGTTTTATTATCACGAGCAATATCTATATCAAATTTAATTTTTTGATGGTGTTGCCCTAATATAACTTCATAAAAACATTTGTTAATATCTTCAAACTTATTCATAAAATTATATAAGTCTATAGCATCAATAAATTTTGTAAATAGTCTTACAACTTCGCCAGTTGTTTGTCTATAAAGACGACTATCTCCCTCTAAATAATGTGGCACATAACAAGCTAATATAGTGCCATATGGGATATTCATATACTCATCTAATAATGCTCCTTTATCATTTGGATTTGTTTGTTTTAATCTGTAATAAAATTTTTGACCTTTGATATATATAAAACTTTTTTCATAATTTGGTAAATTATATTCGCTATCTTGATTTTCTATATAATGTTTTGATGTGATATTTCTATTAATTGTAGTGTGTAATTCTTCTTCCATTATATTCCATATAGTAGGGGAATTCATATTTTATTTTATTTAAATAAAATATTTTTTTCTAAATCATTTTTTATTTTTTATTTTGTTTTCTTTTTTATTTTGTTTTCTTTTTTATTTTTGAATGTGTAAATTTGTTATATTATTGATTGTAATATTATTAGTAATATATTTTTGGTGTTTTTTTGATTTCTCGTGTCTTGATTTACTATGTTTATCAGTTTTCATACCACAAGCACAATTAATTTTAGTTGCTAAATATTTGGCACGATGTTCGTTTTTTTGTAATTTCCTTTCTTCTTCTGTTCTATAAGGATTTTGAATATTTAATGATGGATTTAATAATTTTATACATTCTTTTTCTTTAATTTCCAAAGCAGTTTTATTTTCAAATTCTTTCTCTACCAATATTTCATATTTCCAATTTTCATAACCTCCATTTTCTCGTATATATTGATAAACTTTAAAATTATACGCTTTACATTTAGAATTATTACATTTATTTTTATGACTATATTTTCTCTCTTTCATATTAAAAGAACTGCCAATATAAAAATCATTAATACCATCACGGCACAATTTATATACATAACCAATCATATTTTAATTTTGGTTATGATAAATTAACTTTTATAAAATCATTTTTTATTAATTTATAGGTTGTCTAAACAATATTTTTTTTATAAAAATTGATTTTAGAAAATATTTTTTGGTTAGAAAAATATTAATCTTTCCAATTGATACATATTTTTAAAATGAGCATTATTACAAAAGTTGTTATTGTGGATTATTACTTTGAGGAACTTCTGGCACAAGTTTTGGTGTTAGATAAAAAACAACTCAAAAAATGGAGCAGTCGTATTCATAATAGTGATAATTCTTTTATGAAAGTTCAGTTTATAGATGAAAAATTACAAGTGTATGTGCCAAAAACTAAATCGTTTCAAGAATTAATCCCGCAGTCTTGGTCTGGTGTTGATATGGATATGAAAGAGTATTACGAAAAAGGTAAAATGAAGTATTATAACACAACAAACCAACCAAGAAAACAAATTATTAAAGTGCCAACAAGTAAAAGCGGTGCTTATTAAGAAACTATTAATAAAAAAACAAATTAAAATATAAAAACAAAAATAAACAATAAAAAATATATATACAATTGTATATATATATCATTCCTAATTATACAAAAATACCCACTAACCTATATTTACTTTTTTTTATTTTTTTTTATTTACACTACTTTTTTTTATTTTAATCTGTTTTGATAACCAACCACATTTTATCTTGTGCTTGTTGAACAATCCACAAATCTTCTGCTTGGAAGTTATCAATATTTTTATATGTTTCTCTTTTCCAGTCATCTTTACCATCGTAAGACAATTCATAAATATGGTTATCAAAGTTGATATTAAAAGCATAATGGCTTTCTCTAATATCGACATCTTGGCACACAAAAAATGTCTCGCCGTTAAACTGGCACACATCAAGTTTTGTAAGTTCAACAATCTTATAATCAGTTAAATAATCTTGGTGTTCATCAATAATTTCGTTAAATAAATCTTCGTATTTGGTTTCTTTATCGTAAGTGATATCATTAATACTCATCTGCGAAATAAGATTACACAATTCACTTGGAATGTTTGTTGATTGGTGTATTTTTTCAAAGATTGAAGGTTGTTCTTTCTTCATTCCTTGTTCAACAACATCAATTAATTCAACAAGAAAATCGTTCGTGTCTGTGTCTTCTTCATCATCCTCGCCCCAAAGATTAACGAACTTAAAATCTTGAAAATACTCATATTTTTTCTCATTATACCATTCTTTACCTTCTTCATCCCTTTGTGATAACATTTCAATTGACCGAATATCAATAAATTTGTTTCTACATTCACAGCAGCCATAATCTTCACACCCACAATCGTTTTGGTCGTGTGAACAGATTTGACAAAGGACTTCTTCGTTATCGCTCATAGATTTGTATATGACTTGTAAGGTTAATATTTTGTGATATAAAAATTTTTTATAAAATCAATTTTTTTTATAAAAAAAAATAATTATTTTAATATTCATACTATGTATTAGTTTATATGTAAGTTCGTGATATTATAAGTGATATTATTATTTGTGATATTATTGGTAATATATTTTTTGTGTTTTTTAGATTTTTCGTGTTGTGATTTATTATGTTTGTCAGTTTTACCACCACAAGCACAATTAATTTTAATTGCTGAATTTTTAGCAATAATTTTTTGGTTTTGTAATTTGTATTCTTCATATGTTTGATAAGCACTTTTAATGTTTAATGTTGGTTTTAACAACCCAATACATTCTTGTTCTTTAATATGTAAAGCAGTTTTATTTTCAAATTCTTTCTCTACCAATATTTCAAACTTCCAATTATCAAATCCTCCATTATCTCTAATATACTTATAAACTTTATAATTATATTTTTTTTGTTTAGAATTATTACAATTGTTTTTATGCTTATATTTTCTTAATTTCATATCAAACGAACTGCCAATATAAAATTCATTAACATTATCACAACACAATTTATATACAATACCAATCATATTATTTTAGTTATGATAAAAATTTTTTATAAAATCATTTTTTATTAATTTATAGGTTGTATCATTATTATTTTTTTTTATAAAAAATTGATTTTATAAAAAATTTTTATCTTTAGAAAATATAACTATTACAAGTCATACATAAAACTATGAGCAAATACATCGATTTGGAGGAAATCGTTGAAAATGCGGACAATATCGACTATGGTATTGAGACCCTCATATCCTTGGAATACGATTTACAAGATTTTGCTGATGGTTATGGTATTGAAAATTTAACACACGCTGATTTTGGAAAATATGTTAAAGAAATCACTTATTTATGTAATTGTTGTGAATGTGAGCTTTACGATGAAAATGACGAATGTGAATGTGATGGGTGTGAATGTAATAGTAATGATAAAGAAAATATTGAAACAAGTAGAGCAACAATTGAATATATACAAAATACATATGAAAAAGATTTAAAAGATGTATTGAATGGTGTTTTCATTCCAGTCATTTTTAATATTATTGATATGTATATTGAAAAACAAATAAAACCAAGAACAATTTATATGAATGAAAGGTTTTATCATTCAAAAGCAAACGATTATGGTCGTATTCATAAACCAGAATTATTTGTTTATCCAAGTTTAGGGAGCGACATTAATTTGGGCTATAATAACGACCAAAAAAAATGGTTTTATACTAACTTTAAAAACTGGTTGGTTAATGACGAATATGAAATTGATAAAAGTTTAAATGTGCCAAATGATTTACGAGTGGGTTTGATTACTGGTGATACTAATGCCTTAATTATCAATAGATTTTACAACGATTAAATATACAAAATAAAAAATATAAAATCAAAAAATAAAATAAACAATAAAAAATATATATACAAATGTATTTATATTTCATACCTAAATATACAAACATATATATCTACCTATATCTATTATTTTTATTATAAATAATTATTTTTTAGAAATAATATTTTTTCTAATGGAGAAGGGAGTATATATTCTAAAAGTTATCCTATAGAAAAATATATATATATCTATATATAGAATTCCAACTTTAAAATTTCCTCCCCCCCCCTCTCTATTTATAAAAACATTATTTATAAAAATAATATTTGAATTTATAATTTTATTTTGGTATGTTTGAATAATACAGAATAAATTTACAACTAATTATATATATATTTCATACCTAAATATACAAACATATATATCTACCTATACCTATCATTTTTATTATTTTTACAACCTATAATTTTTAATCAAATCGTCTAATATAACATCTTTGTATTTATGTGCTTCTAATCTA